ACCCATACGTTGAGGTGAAACTCCCATGATGTCTTCAACAAGAGCCTCTAGTTTATTCATAACTTCCATGTATTGACCTACCACTTGAGATAGTGTCATATCTATGGCGTTGAACTGGTTAAAACTAGCTACTGAATTAGGGTCTCCTTTTCTACCTTCTTCTTTTGAGTTGATCCAAACAACACCCATATTTTCAAAGTAGTACATCCACTTATCAACATCCCAACCCATTGACTTAGGAAGTTGAGCCATGTCCATAATAAACTTTCTACCTTTAGCTTTAGCAAGTTCCTGCTCTAATCTCCACCAAACAATAATGTATGTATATTGGTGTGATTTAACAAGATCAACCATAGACGTAGCAACTGAATTTACATTGTTATAAACATAACCAATGTAGGGTAGGTTTTTAGTTTGATTAGATCTTGGTCTTACATCTACAAAAATATCAGTACCGATTACAGTACCTTCCCATATTTCTGTATCCCAAGTCCATTCAATAATAGCACCCAACTGTTTAAGTTCTTCAGGCATTTTGAAAGTATCGTCAACCTCAACTTCCTCAAATTTACCTGTTCTCGGATCCTTATATTTAAGCATACCTACTTTCATAAAGGAACGCCATGAGGCACGCATTACATATACGTGAGAACTAGCTCCCTCTGTAGCTATGTTGAAGTTTCTTTTCTGACCTCCATCAAAAGAGTAAGCAAAACTTTGTTGCATACCTCCTTGAATAAAAGCGTGGTTTGCCTCACCATTTGATATTCTTCTTACTTGATTATCTGTTAAGGAATCACCAAATTCGTCAATCACTTCCGAAGCAGGTAACCAATACTCTTCCCTGGCCCAGTTTCCTTGGTGAATAAAAGTAGTATTAGCACCTTTATCGTAGGCAAATTGAAGAGGGTTCACGGCTCTGGCCGAAGGATGTCCCTTTCTAATACCTGTATAATAAACTTCTTCGGAAGCTACTAAAGCATGAAACCAACCTAAATTAAATTTCAAACCTAATTTATCATGACGTTTTAAATAAATAAGTATTTTATTATTTGTTTGTTCTGTAGGGTCCGTATATTCAGAAGCAAATTTTTTCATCTCTGCTTGAATATCTGGCATATTTTGTCTTTGTTCTTGCAACTGTTGTAGTTGTTGTTGCATTTGTTGAGCTTGTTCTTGGTCTTGTGCGGTTTGTACAGCTTGTTGTAACTGTTCCATCTGCCCTTCAAGCTGCATTATTTGCTCATCGAGATTGAGTTCCTCTCTTATATGAGCTTTCATCAACTCTTTTAATTTGTCTTTTCTTACTTGTTTTTTAGCGGAAACTGCTTCACCAGAAATGGCATAAACAAAGAAATTAAGAGGAGTATTCATTTCCTCACCTTTTAGAGTTTCTAGCCTAGAACGTATAATATTATAATTCTGCATTTGGGTTGCAGTACCTCCTAGTTTGGCAAAGTCTAATCCATAAGGATTTATGATGTGATCGAAATCTTCTTCTTTGAAAATAGAGTTAACTAAATCATAGTTAGCTTGTTTACTTTCGTTGGTGGACCTTCCCATTTCATCCTCAACATTTGACATTGCTTTAATTGCAAGTACACACTTCTTACCCCAACCTTCAGTTTTCTTAGTACTACTTATGTGCTGAGGTGGCATCACGCTTACCTTACCAGTAAGAATACTTCTATCTTCTGTTCCCATAACTTCTCATCATGTTACTACGACCTGTACTACCTGAGAACAATCTCCTGTTGAACAAGTCTGGTTCTTTGTCCTTTTCTTCAGTTTCCTTTTTAATCTCTTCCACTAAAATAGCTTTCATTTGAATACCTTGTATTACCACAAGCATCAATGCTATAACCCTATCAAAGTTACCTTCATCGTTATAAGCTATCAACTCTTTTAACAAAGGTAGTGATTTTATTATATGTAATTGTAGCTTACCATCACCAATAGGATCTAAAAGCCAATCTCTCAGATATATCTCAGCTTCTTTCTTTACAGTAGTACTCATGTGTTGACCATAAACTCTAGCTTGAGCAGTCTTAGAAGTTTCATTTGCTTTCATTACACCTGGAGTGTAAGCCAAAAGGTGTAATGAATGTTTGAGTTTAAAATGCTCTTTTATATTTTGTTTTTCACTTTCATACAAACAAAGAGCATCACCATAGAAATGTAATAACCTTCTTACCTGTTCATAGAACTCTGTAGCTCTTGGAGGTCTTCCTGTGTATTCTGCAACAATTCTATCAAACCCACCATTTAATGCCGAGCCTCTTCTCATTATTATTATCGAACCTAAAGATACGGAGTTTGGTGCTTCATCAAAATCATAAGGGTCATTACCTCCAATATACCAACCATATTGTGCATTTGGCTCAGGTTCTTCCCAAATAACAACAGCTCCAGTATTGTTCTCGCCAATCTTTACAGGGTAATCAGCAGGTTTATATTCGTCTGGGTCCATCTTAAAATAAGGAGTACCTTCTTCATTTATATGCATCCATCCATGTAAACCTGTAACACTTGGGTCCTCTTGAATAGCCATCAAGTTATCATAATGCTCTTTCAAATCTATTGTTGGTAAAATAGAATTGTGAGTCATTAAGAATACTTCAGAGTGTACCTTTGGTCTTTGAACTATTTCATTTTCATAAACTTCTTTCTTTTTAGCATCAGCTTTAAGTTTGGCTCTCTTTTTATCTACATATCTTATTGCTGCTTTCCAGTTTGTATTTCCTAACTCATCTTTAAATTGATTTAAAGTCATCCACGTAGGAACAAAGAACCCAATAGGTTTTTGATAACCTTCAAACTCATCTGGAAATGCTAGACAATCGAAAGCATGAGGAGAGTAAAAAACTTGTTTAACTTCTTCAGTAGCACCACTTGCCATCGCTCCACCAGTTCCTGTCATCCAGATAACCCCTTGTTTTACTGAACCATCGGCAGCAGCTTCTTTCATTTGGCCGAGAACATCAATAAGGTTATACATGAAACCAACCTCGTCAATTACCGAAACATTTGGTCTAGTACCATTGGCAGCAGTGTGGTTATTATTAAAAGAACGATGTTGAAATTTAGAAAGAGAACCTACCTTTTCCCAGTTACCATGAATCTTTTTATCGTAAATAGCTGTAATAGTTCCCCCAGAATCCCAAGAACCTGAATACTTTTTTCGAAATGGAGAAGGGTAAGTTTTGTCACCTACTGTAACTTTTCCTGGAAGATTGTTTAACCCTGCTAGGATTTTAGAAATAAGGTCATTGGTATATTTTGTATCAATAGCTCCAATTAAACTTTCAGACGAAAGTGGAGTTTTTCCTTGCTTTAATTCTAGGTATTCATCGTAATCGGTAGCACCATCAAATAGGAAATTATGACCAAGTATATTGGCTTTCCAATAAGACTTACCACCTCCCCTGGCTTCCATATCCACAATATTTTTCACCATATTGTAGTACATAGGTTTGCCAAGTGGTTTATCAAAATACATTCTAAGATACTCTCTTGCAGGTACATACGTTTTAAATGTACCGTCTGGTTTCATCAAACTGCTCTTTATAAGTCCAGGATTACCAAACTCCATAAGTAGTTCTTCGAATAGTTCTGGGTTTGCAATAGGGTCTTTAACCTCATCAAGTATTCTATGACAAGTAAATTCCTCATCATCTTCGAATCCTGAGAACCCTCTAGCTTCTTCATAAATGAAAGACTTTATCCACTCCAAATCTCTAAGAAATGGAATACCAATACGTTTACCTTTTGATTTAGCATTTTTTGGTGTAAGAAGTATTGACCAAAAATTCACATAAAAGTACAAAGGACCAGATACAAATTTATGTTTCCCATTGTGTTCAGTCCATAAACCTTCAATAGCTTTTCTCTTTTCTTTTTTCCACCACCTTTTGTACTTCAAAGCCAAAGGATTCATCCTCGGTATCTTTGTAGCAAGTTTAACTTTTTCTACAGGAATATAATTCTTGTAGAGAATCCACATATCTTCATGTACATCTAGCATAATTAAAACGCATCATCACCATCGCTAAGACTTTCCTGTTCTCCGCCCTTCATGTGACCTTGCCCCTCAATAGCATTTAGATCGTCCATAGCTTTAGTTATTAGTGTTACAATTTTATCAGTTCCAGTAAACATTTTATCAAGTTGGTCAGCAGTACCTTTTATCAAAGTTCTTTTACCATTTTCCGATTCATGATAACTATCAAAAGTATAAGCAGAACTCATCATAAACTCTGTCCTTTCCTGAAGTTTAGATTCAAGTAGTCTAAGAGACATACCTAATTTAGTATCAATAGATTTCTCAAATTGATCTACAATATTTCTAAGTGTGTACATTTTCGGCAAAACAAGTTTACCTTTTCTTGCAGTATTATCTTCAGAAATATCAGAGAAAAACTTAGAATCACCAAACAAGTTCTCAGAAACAACCTCCCATTTATCTAATTCTGGTTGAGTGTACATTGAACTCTTCTTATCATAACAAAGAGAAAGTGCCCACATGAACCGAGAACTAGCTTCAAGTTTTCTCACAGATTTGTTTTCCTTCCAGATTTCTCCGAAAAGTCTATGCACCTTAAAGCTAGGAAACTCCTCCCAAAAATTTAATTTCGAATCGTAGCTATCTACTGGATGTAATTGAGTTATCATCTTTGTTGTTTTTATTTGGTACTAAATGTGTGTGAGTAGTAACTTTATGTGATAAAATATCTACACCTACTCTAAACGTAACCGTTGTATACTTATGTTTGTCCCTATTCTTACTCATAACACAAAAATTTATTGTTCCACAGTACTTAAAGTTTCTTTCAATATAAGCAATAAATTATAATAAGGTGTTTGCCCTAACATAGCCTTATCCCATCTACCTTTTTGTTTTTTAAATTCATAGTCTTTGTACTTTTCTGGAACACATTTGGTCTTAGAAATAACTTTAGTAATATTTATTACTCTCTTTTTCTCCAATATAAGATTTCCATCGGAATCTTTCAAATCCACTATGTGCTCAAGTTCCTTTTCAAGTTTAATAGTACTCTGAGCAAACTTCTCTTCGATTAGTTCTCGGCTTGCTTTCAAAGCTTTTAAATGAGGGATGTCAACAAAACTCATAGCTTTCTTCATAGCTTCTTTTTGTTTCTCCCACTTCTCCTTATTAGACTGAGAATCAGAATCATCTAATACTAAATCATCAAGTCCAAGAGCTTTAAGAAAATCTGAAATCTTAGCCGAAGTAACTGGTAACGTAGTAGCAGCGTAATTTTTAAAGTAATACAAAGGTGAATTAACACACCTGTGTAATTCTTTATCCCACTTTTCTTTTTCGATATATTCTTTTTCAAAAACATCAAAATCTATATTTTTACCTTTTAAATCAACTATTGTAACCTCCTTTAGATTTTCCTCTTCATTTGGTTTATCATGATATAGTTTTGGTTTTGTACCATCCTTATCACTATCCCACAGAACTATTCCGTGGTTATCGTAAATTTTTACAAAGTCTGCTGGACTTAATCCTTTAGGCATTGATGCCATGTCATAAACTAATTTATACATACTATTCAAATTCAAATGGTTCGTCTTCTATCTCTTGTTGTTGTTTTCTTAATTTCCTTACTTCCATCTTATCCCTATTATGCTGAATACTTTTCGAAATGTGTTCAAACTTTCCTACATTCCTTATCCTTACAGTAACATCTGTATCATCATTTATAACAGCATCAGCATAAAATCTACTATGACTCATCAACACTCTTTTAATAGTGAGTTGTGACACGTCAAACTCTTTAGCAAGTTGTTCCTCTATATTTTCTCTATTTGTTCCCACTTTCTACAAACTTAAATGTAAGTGAACTTGCAGGTACAATAGCTGGATTTATAGTGTACTGTTTATCCTGCTTATCCAAGATATTCTTCTTAGTAAGAGCATTAAAAGTATTGTTAAGATGTGGTGCTGAAATACTCAACTCTTTACAAATCTCCTTTCTAGTCTCTGCCGAGAACAGGAATTTAGATGCATAGGGTTCCTTTACACCATCACTAATATAAGTAGCATATCTTGTAGTAAGAGCTGTAGTAACATCAAGTTGTTTCTCAGTAAGTCTTTCCTTTGCTAGAAAAATCCTAAGAAACATATTTGTAATGTTAGTAGCAGAGTCTCTAAATGTAATTACAGGAGAAATATCCTTAATAATTGTAGGTGCTTTTTTAACCATAACCTTAAACCTTTTGTTGTACT